TCATGGAGAAGTACGATGCCCGTGGCTCTCTTGCGCCCCGCGACATTGTGGCCCGCGCCATCGTATAATCGACAAAACAAAATGCGCACTTTTTTTAAAACAAATTGTACGTGTTTTTAAACGGCGTTTTTTTTATCCTTTCAAATACAGAGCATTCGGGTCGAACATCGCGGACTTGTCACTCTGCTCAACCCACGAGCCGTTGACATTCTTATATGCTTTGCTCACGCTCAGCCACGAGCCGTTGTTCTTGACCTTGACATCCGCCGCTTCGACCCAACTGCCATTTACTTTGATGAATGTTGTATCCCAAGTGGGAGGTTCTGGAATAGTATAAGTAACCTCTATTTCTGCACTATACATATAGACCCGAGGATATGCTCCAGAAGTGCTGCACAGTGGTATTTCAATTGAAAATCCAGAACCATATCCGCAAATGTCGTTCCACGTCAGCGATCCTGTAGGTATTATATATAAAGCTGCTGTTGTTGTAAGGTCGCTTGTCAATTCCGTGCCGCTGATTACATCGCTATTAGATGCCGACGATGACAGTTTTGGTCTGTAGTCGTAAGTTCCGTTGGAACCTGTCCGCTGGTTGCTGCTCCTGTAGGCTTTGATCTTGATTATAAAACTTGAGACAACTGCGTTGTTTGGGACGGCGGAAAAATTGAAACCGTTGATAAAAACATAGTTAGGAGCAGTTCTGTTACCCGATCTCCCCTGCAATGTAGCGTAAGCCGAACTGTTGTCGGTTGTATTATACATATTGTTCTGGTCTGTGACCGTCACATAACTTGAGTTGTTTACTGAAAACGCACTTGGTATAAGTCTTGTTGTTGGCATGATTGTGTTGTATTAAGTTGTAGTCATTATATAAATGTCCCCATCGCTGCCAATGTCGTCATCCGGTACCCCTGAACCAGAATGTATCGTCACGGCTGTGTCTTGCAAAGCAGACAACATTTGCCCCCATCTGTCATTGTTCAGCAAAAAACTTAGATTCGTGCCTCCCATGTGTCTGTACATTACAATACATTTATCGCCTTGTTGAATAAGTCCTGAAGTTAGTCTGCTTTCTCTGTAATAGATTTCAGATTCTACTACCACATCACTTCCCTTTATGGTTAGATGTCCGTTAGCTGGTATATCGGTAGTTACACTGAGAATCAGTAGTACACCATAGCGACTTTTCAAATCTACGTTGTTCAAATCATCAACATCCAATTCCGCTTCAATTCTATTGTTTGACTGAAGGCCCCAGACGCCCATATACATCCTCATGCTTTCAACCTTGTGCTGGATCGTGCCGTATTTCTCAATATACCAGCTCAGGAATTGTACCGGATTCAAGTCGCTGACACATCGCACTGCAAACGCATCGGTTTTATATGCACCATACCAATCTAATTGTGTGTCAGCATTATCTGCACCGTATATTACCCAATTACCAGTATCGTTATATATTGAGCATGTGGCAAGAAAGCCTATTGTTCCCTCTCCGGCAATTTGTCCAGCTTGTTTAGCTCCTGAAGGCACAAGTGAAAATCCTGTTGCGTTGTTGTCCTCTTGGTTATAACCTATCGTTCCTGGTAAGTTCGTAGAAGTCCATCTTTTACGAGCCGCCAATGATTTTGCGTATTGCAGGGAACCATATTCACTAAATTCAGAAAAACGTTTTTGATCTTTAACATAATCCAATAATTGCTCATATTCCGCCGCGCTCGGTATGTGCCAGCCGACAGGTGCAATGCCTTGAACGCCAGACGGCGTTGTTTCGGATGTGGATGCATCATGCAGCACAGCGGCAAGATTGTAAAGGTAACCGCGTTCTTTTAATGGAATGTTCGAATTGACGTTATTATAATAATATGGTATCGTTTCGCTTTCGTTGTTTCCGCCTGGATATATCCAATCACCGTTCGGGAAAAACCTTGTTCTCAAATTTTCGCTTAACCATACTTGATTACCAATCACTACCGCTCCGTAAGTGTTTCCTTCATAGTCCTGAGCTGCATCTGGAAAGTATAGTCCGTCATATATGTTGATGCCGCAGCCATCGCCAATCAGAATCTCGCCGTTAATCGTTCTGTGTTTTGGCTTGTTCAAAATTTGTGAAAGACCGCTGGTGGCGTTCCAGTCCGCCTGCACCGGGCTCTGCCCGATATTTACCGTGCTGACGACCCATTCCCGCTCGTCCGTGTCGTAACGCATCTTGAAACATATCGTTTGACCGTTGCAGTCCCTTACCCCGGTGAAAGCCGGCCCGTTTTCGGTGTCTGACAACATCATTACAACGTCAATGGTCGATGTCGAGTACAGGTCTGTTACCATGTCGCATATAACAATTTTTCCGGCGATATGGGCGTTGAGGATGTCGTTGGGAGTAACGTTGTCCGACATCAACCCTTCGCCGCTGACGTAGAGGAACTGACATCGGAAGACTTTGTCTGCCGGTATTGTGGGTTTTTCCGTCAGATCGTTGAAGCTGCCACCAAAAGCGCCGCCTTTCAATGGTAATTTGCCATCAGTACGGAAGTGAAAGTTTGTCCCGTCATACCATACGAAGTACATCCCGGACGGCAGATCGTAATTCGACACACCCGAAGTCTCACCGTTGATGTATATTCTCTTGGCACCTTTGTTGTTGACATTCAGGGTGATGTAATTCGATGAATATGTATTCGATGTGGTCATGAACACGTAATAGTAGGAATTCGTTCTGAGCAGCCCATTTGTGCATTTTCCGACTTTTCCCCTTGTCCCGCCGGCTGTTGTGCAATACACGATCGGTAACGTGTCGGTGTCTTTGTCAACGCCGTACATCTCCCATGCGCCGCCGGAAACCCTGCCGCTGTTGTATATGAAAAGGTATCGGTACCCTTTCGTCCATTCGCCCGTGGCTATTGTTAACGCATACCTGCTAATTGTCACGGGCTTGGCTCCTAGACCGTTGATATTTAGCGTAAAACCTTTGCCGGAAGGAACACTCTCTCCGTAGGCAACATCAGCCGAAGCGCCTGCGGACGTGACCACGCCGTTATATAGATATACAGCGACTCCGTCTTTCAGGGCGGTGATACCCTGAACGTTGTTGGCCACGTATGCCGTTGATGTGCTTGTACTGTCGCATGTCCCGCTCGGCACGGCAGGCTGCGGCTTGCCTTTGATGAAGTCATCAGCGTCCGGATCATCCTGGTTCCAGTCCGCCTGCACATTCTTCTGTGCACCCTCCTCTATGCTGTCAAGCTTGTCTTTCAGTGCCAGCGTGAACACTTTGTTTTGTGAACCGTCGGTCACGAGGTCTGCGCTCAACGGATGTTCGTCTGGTCGATGGTTCTGCATCGAACCGTATTCGTCCACATACCACGCCCTGAACTGCACAGGGTTCAAGTTCGAAACGCATCTGACAGCGAGATATCTTGTCTTGCTTCCAACGGAGTTAACGACTGGATTATATGACGCGCCAATATAACTCATAGCGAAGAAATAGGCTTTGTCCTCATCCGATTGAGTCGAAGACCAGTAATGAGCACAGAATGACGGTCTTTGAGCGGCACCGGATCCTTCATAGAACGCCCCCCCGGCCTTCAGGTTGAGCCCTGTGGAGTTGTTTTTGTTTGTGTCTGTGCCAATGTAGTTGCCTGTTTCGGCGACTGCATACCAATATTGTCTCGAAGCAAGTGCTTTCTTTATCATCGGCGCAGAATCTGTACCGAGATTGTGTCTTTTCTGCCTCTTCACATAGTCGTCAAGCTGCTGCCACTCTGCCAAACTCGGCACATGCCAACCTGACGGGGCTATGCCTTGTACGCCCGACGGGTTTGAGTCCGATTCGGGCGACCCGTTCATGAGAGCAGTCCAGTTGTATAGCAGACCGTATTTTGTCCTGTATGATGCCGGTGAACTATAATAGTAATACTTGCCAGCTTCCGTTGTAAAGTCGTTTCCGTATGGTATGTCTGTTCCGTCGGGATATTTTGTCGTCCTCAGGTTCTCGGTCATCCACACCTGGTCGCCGACTACCACGGCATCATACCAGTTCCCGCAAACATCCTGTACGGCGTTTGGAAAATAGAATCCGTCATACAGATTTATGTCGCCGCCATCGCCAGTCAGCGTCTCTCCGTTTACCATCCTGACTGTCTGGTGCTGTGTGAGGTATCCCACGTCGTTGGTAAAATCGCTGACATTTTTCGGCTTGTTGAGTATTTTCGCTGCACCGCTGGTGGCATTCCAGTCGGGGTTTGTCTCCTGGGTTAGATAGGTGTTGTTATCAAGCGTGCCGTCGCCCTTGACGAACTGCGACGACGTGCCGCGGTGCTCGGTGATGCCAGTGCCGGTAAACAGAACGGATATGGGTTTGTAGCGGTCGGATATTCCGGAATATATGTACAGCCATTTAGCATCTGCAGGGACTACAATGGAAAGCGTTCCGTCGGACGGAATATTCACCCTGTTGCTGTAACCTGATGCATACTCTGTTACAGGAGTATTCCCCGCTTCGTACGATTTAAAGAATGAAAAATAGGCGCCGTGTTCGTTGGCGGTGATCATAACCTTGCGTATCTTATCCACCGGCACCACCCAATGTTTGTATGAGGTGGAAGACGACCATGTTCCGTTGTTGTTGACATAATCCTGTCGGATTGGGTATGTGTCGCTGAGCCTGTCCGTGACCTCCGTGTCCTCCCACAGCTCACATAGCTCCTCGTTGCGCAGCTTGCCGCCCCGGTAGCGCAACACCTCTCCGTCAGACGGAGAGGATACCTCTGTGTTCTTCAGCTGGTTTAGGTCTATCATTTGGCGATGTACATGCACGTCACAACATCGCCTTCCACGGGGATGTATGCGCTGTTTGAGAGAGTGAATTTCCCTTTTTGTGTGATATCTATTGAAAACGAATAGTCCAGTGTCGTGTCATGACCCGATTCCGCCTGCTTCACTCCGTTGATAAACAGGGCGTAATTGCTACCAGGGAAAACTTCGTGTTTTGTTAAGAATTCTTTGTTCCGGCCGTTTGTTAGACCGTCACAGACTTCTTCCATTACAATCTTTTCCTCCCATCTGATAAGTTCTGCTTTTCTGACAGTGATCACCCCTGTTGTCGGGTCGATTGAGAGGCTGGCGATGTACTTCCCTTCTTCCGCACCACCTGAACTTATTGTCGGGAATTTGGCGGTGATTACCAGTTTCCCTGCGTTAGTGCCACTGGTGGGTGTGCTTATTTCCAGCGCGTTAGTGTTTCCGTTTGCGATATACAACGCAAGCATATCAACAAGGTTGGCTTCGGTCACCGCACCGGTGATATTAACCTGCACTATCGTCCAATGCGCTGGGTCGGCAATCGATGCGTTGTCTCGGTTGGCAACCAGCGTGTCGCCGGCTTCCAACGTTACTGCCGATGAACCGCTTCCTATACTGCCGTTGGAATTACCCCCATACACATACACATACCCTTTCTTGATTGTGTCGGTCGCCGCTTCGCTCCATTCGCCTCTGTAGAGCATCGCTCCTGCGACGCCTGCGATTTCATTTTCGATTTTCGCTGCAATGGCTGCAGCTGAAGCGGTAAGAGTGTTGCTAGACCAGTTCACATCGGCCAATCCTTTTATGAAGTCGCTGATTTTTATCTGGCCACCTTTGATTAAAGTTTTTGCACTTGCCATTTTTTTCTTTTTTTTATGAATATTATATTTGTCGCATTATCTCGGAACCGCTTGGAATATCAAGATGTCGTTGCTATTCGGCGCGTAGTCGATCATTGTAAAGCCTAAAGGTGTTTCCCGGTAATCCCTATTCAAAGTTAGTAGTTGGCCATTCAAAAATAGCATCGCGGATCCAGCTATGTATCTTTCTCGGACACCAAAATCCTTATTCTCGCCGTTTTGCTCTCCAGAAACAGTCAGTACGCAAAGCTGAGACTGAATACTTTTCTCCAGTACGGCAGTTGATACGGTGCGCACCGCAACATTGTCGCTGAAGCTGCCGATCCTCACCTTGCGCAGCCCGTCAGATGTCACGATGGTCAGGTAGTCGTCGTCACTCAGACTCCGCACCTCCGTGATATCCGACAGCTGCAGCCCCGTGAACTGTGCCATAACCTGTTCTGCGGCTTCCGTCTTCACTTCTTCGATGATGGCCGCTTTTGCATTGGCTATCGAAGCGTTCACTTTCTGCAGGAAAGCCGCATATCCGTCTATGTTCTGCAGCTGCAGACCGCTGAGATCGGCGCCATCTCCGCTCTCTCCTTTCAGTGATGCCAGAAAGTCCGCCTCGGAGCCGCTGTTCCCTGCCTGAAGCCAGATGTCGTATGCGCTCACACAGATCCTTATCGCGCCGCTCCACGCACCGCTTCCGGTCTTTATTCGCATATAATTGTCGCCCGCCGTGTAGCTGTCGTGCCAGCTTTCGCCGTTGGCCGAATACTGCACCGCCAGCGTTTGCGCGGCGGCGATCGCGGCTATCGATGATGCAAGGTCCGCCTTGCTGATGCGGATATACTCACCGGTACTGGCATCATAGCCGACCAAATAGTCGGTTCCCTTCAATAAACGTCTCAACAAAAACTCCCTGAACTTCATATTAATTGCCATTTAAAGGTTATTGAATTATTGTTTCATTGTCTTCTGTAACCACATTTATCGAACCGTCATCCGTGGTGAGCATATCCTCCTCTTCCTTGTATATCCCTGCCGGGCTCACGCCCGTTCCCGCCACATACTCCCATGTGCGGCGGTCGGCCACAGCCTCGTCGGCCAGCTCCATCCCGGCCACCTCCGCATCCACGGGGATGCTGTTCCTGCGGGCGATGGCGAACACCGCTTCCGCGCTGCCGCTGTGCTCCACGGCCATGTCGGCCACCGTCTGCCGGTCCCTGCCCGTCATAGCAGCACCTCCTTGTTGATGCGGATGATGTCATTGCATTGTATCCAATCATGCCCATGCCCTGAAAAAAGCCCTTCGTCCTTCAGCCATCGGCCAATGTCCACCAACAACATTCCCCCGCTGATATAAGACCTTACAGGGTAATGTATCCCTGTGCTTATGACCTCCAAATCCGCATCCAAGCGCGTGCCGTCGGGACATTCGGCGGGCATCGGGATAGACAACACCGATGATAAATTAGCCCTTATGTTGTATGTGATGGCAAAACGCATCTGGGTGCGTTCCTGGTTCCCGCGCAGGATGTTTCCCTGATCATAGAGTGACATAGGTTCCACAAATGAACCTCCGCTTACGGAGGAAGCTGACAGCCCCGCCTCGAACGAAGGCAGATAATCATACCAAAGCCTCGTCTCGAACACATGTTGCAGCCCCAACAGCGTCCATTGCTGGTTCGGGGAGGTTTCGTCCACGATGTCCGCCGTCTCTGTCAGCCACACGTCAAGGTAATCATGGCCGTTGCTGTCTTGGACAGTATGGCTCACCGGCGTATGAAACACCAGCTTGCACTGGCTCATCGAAGCCGCGCTCACTGCTCCCAACTTCACCCATCGTTTCTGGAGGTTCTGGCACACCAACAGATGGTTGCCGAATATCACCGCCTGGCGGTTTTTAAGCGGGATCTCCTTCAGCCACTGCGAGAACATCTCGCTGTTGTCGTTCAGCACCTCTAACGTCTCCGCACAAAGCGGGAAACCTTCGGGTCTGTTTATGTTCAATAATCTTTCCATATCGTTGTTGTTTTAATCCTGGTAATACTCAATCGTGTGTTTCGTGCCTAACAGCTTGTATCGCCTCACAAGCCGGTCCACGCGGTTCCACACGTCCCGGTTGCCTTGCAGCGCGGCCGGGATCTTCACCACAAAGGGCACCGCGCCCCATGCGGTGCAGGAATGTATCATCTGCATCCCCACCATCACCGGAAGATGTTCTTGCTCCGGATAGACTATGCATTGTTGCACCGCCGCTCCGTCCTCCACCAAGATGCGCCCGCCGTTGGCCAGCTCCGCCAGCTCGTCATGCAGGTAGTAGTTCAGCATCGCTTCCAAGCGCACCGTGGTGGCGTCATACTGCAACGCCCGCAGTTTCTCCTCTCGATACTGCATGAAACGGTGGTGCAGGCTCCTGAAGGGCTGGATCAGCACCAGTGCCCATTCGCGCACCGTGCCCCGCAGCGCCCCCGGCAGCCATCCGCCGGCAAACTTCCTTATATCCACATCATACTCGCTCATATCTATTGTCTAACAATCAGTTTTATGTCCTGCTCGATGTCATCGCCAAGAACCAGATAGCCTGAATCCGGCACGTAGGGATATCCGTTGTAGTATTCCACGTCTTTATAGCCGTAGCCCTCGTGTTTTGTTCTCACGCCATTCACCTCCACAATGTCGATGCCTGTCACGGACTGCAACCGGTCAACCATGGCCATCACGGTGAACTCGCCGTTGAACTCAATGCCCTGAAGGTAGGCCGTCACGGTGTCTTTCACCTTCTGCATCGCGGAGGCTTCCGTGAACACTAACGGGTCATAATAAACCGCCATGTCCAAGGCTAACAGGTCGGCACTGCGGTTCACCACCGTCACCGGCACGCCAGCGGGCTTCAGCCGGTTGATGTAGGTCTCGAAGGCGGTCAGCTCGTCCGTGTCCAAGGGCGACAGTGCTCCAGTCTCCCCTTTGGCTACCTTCAGCTTCACACCGAAACCGTTGTTAGCCTCCGCCGAGGCGTGCTTCACAATCAGCGCCTCGTTGTTTTCCTCCACCACCGTGTCATACTTGCCCGTCTCTTCGTTCAGCGGGTAGCCCATCTGGAACGCCTTGGCCGTCTTCTCATACCATCCTTTGCGCCCGTAGCGATCCTCGTTCACTCTCTCGTCCACGTCCGCCGTGAACCAGTCGAACAGGTTCTCCACCAAAGCGGCGCACGCGGCCACCACATACAGGATGCACGTCTCCACGCTCACCGCGCTGAAGTTTTGGTCATAGTAGGCCGCCTGTGCCGCCGCGTCGCCGTCCGGGTCGTAACCCGCCGTCAGCCCGAAGGCTGTCCGCAACGCCTCGCTGCGCACAAAATCGGCTTTCATGCCGTCCGCTATTTCTCTAATACTCCTTGCCATACCGTTTCACCGTCAATTATCAATTATCCATTATCAATTATCAATTCAACGTTCCCTTCCTTCACCCGCAAGTGTTCTACCGAAATGTGGCACTGCCTCAGCTGCTCCTTCATCCTCCCCGCCCAGAACGGGTCGTGGCCGCCGGCGATCATCCGCCTGACGTTACCGCCCAGCATGGGGGCGTGCTTGTATTCGCCCGTCCAGGCGGTTATCAGATGCCGGGCGCACTGCTCGCGGTTGTCGCCCACTGCCACGTGGCCGCCGCTCACCATCAGGTCTCCGTTGTCGTTCACTAATATGCCGTTCATCTTAATGGGTTATTTTGGTGTCTTCCATATCGTCAAAATGGATACTCTGTGATGCCATGGCTGTTTCAAATACGGTTCTACCAGTTACCCCGTTTGCTGAAGGTCCGGCTCCTATGGATGTGAGTCCTTCGGAAACGGCCATCTTCATCGTTTCGACATAAGTCTTCAGAGTGTTCAGATTGTTTTTCAGTTCCTCAATGTTGACTAATCCGTGGTTCCCGCCACCGTTGAAGACAATCTTGTCATCGGCATTAACCTCTATTTTCTCCACTTCGCTGAATCCCACCACCACTATCCGGGTCAGGTCGCCCGAAAGGTCGGCCACCGTCACGTAGCTGCCGGTCTTCGGGGTGATCAGGATGCCGCTCTCCTCGCCGTTCACCACGGCGCGGAGCTGCACGTCGCTCAACACCAGTCCGTCGGCGTCCACGCAGCAGGTTTCCCCGTCTGTGGACAATACCTTCGCCGTGAAGAGGCTTTGTCCCTTCGTTCCCCCAACCATATTCCGGATGCTATTTCTTATGCTACTTAGGTTGTCCATTTTTTTTGTATTTTTGTCGAAAATTTCTCCCGATGAAGAAACTTTTGGTTTTATTCCTGTTTTGTATGTCCCTGTGCGCGTCTTTCGCACAGAGGGTGAAAATTGACGATTGCCAAATTTCAAAAGACTATGGTTTCCAGACCTACACGTTTACCGCCATGGGTGATGTTTATTTGGAGACCAATTCCAAAGAGCCGGTGGAACTCCGTGTCCGAATTGTGACTAATCCGGGATTTGCCGACTTCTGTGTCTATAAAGCCACCGACACACCAAAGCAGTGTGGTGAGTGGCGTTTTGTCAAGGACCGTTCGAAGGCAAAATTTGCCATTCGTTATGTCAAAGATGGGGAAGACTGCACGGTATGTTTTGTCTCTGACCGAAGCAAGGCTGGATGGAAAAACATCGTCCATTAACCCAGCTTTCTTCCCAGTGTCACCTTTCTCTTCGCCCCGTTCCGGCCGAACTCAATCTCCACGCCCGTGACGTAATAGACGCCCTCCGGCCTCTCCTTGTCTCGCAGGCGGACACTTCCTCCTGCCTTTACCACTGGAACCAGCCATCCCGTCAAACTCCCTTCATACCCGCTGTAGTTCCATAAATTGTATTCATTCTCGGCGGCTTTCACCAGATCACTATCGGTTGCGTTCACATATCGGGTCACTTTCTCGCCGCCGTTGACCCCATATTGTTTGGTGGACAATGTACCGTCCGAATCTATATATTTCACCTCCACCATCACCCTTTTGTCAGTTGCATCCTTCCACTTTAGCTCGTTGCTCTGCACATTCACCTCGGTGTCGTAGATTACCAGTTTGTCGCCTTTGGCCTGCTGATACACTGGATGCACGTGCAGGGTCTTGCCCTCGAACCAGATGTTGGCTTTGGTGTCTTCGTGAACCTTCTTCAGCACATCGAGCGCGGTGCTCTTGAACACCACCATTTTCTCGTAGGTGAAATCGTAGTCGCATTCCACCGTCATCTCCGGATCCACCTGCGCCAGAATGCCGGTCAGCAGTTCCTTCAGCGATATGGACTTATACTCCATGTCGGCCACCATCTTGTTGGTCAGCCATAGCGCATCCTCGCACTCCAGAACCAGCGAGTTGTTATCCCTTGAGATGCGCTTTAAATACCCGGTAAACTCCGTTTCAAGGTTGTTGTCATAGCCCAGCTTTATGGTCACCGCGTCGCCCACATGCACTTTGTCCTCAATTTTGCGCCAGGTGTTCAGATACTGCCCGGGCATAGTGATGGTGGCCGTGTCCGACAGGTTCAGCACCGAGGTGGTGATCTTCACCTCTGTCAGGGTCTTCACCTTATAGCTCCCGATAGTTATATCCCAGTTCAGCCGGTACATCACGCTTCAATTAAGAGGTTATAGTCATAGTCGCTCAACGCCTGGATCTCGAACACCTGTCGGTTCAGGTGGGTGTCCTGATGCACGGTGTAGCTATTCACCACAATGCCCAACTCGCCGCCGTCCAGGTCGAACAGCTTCAGGAAGTCGCTCACCACATCCAATCGTTCCGGCTCGTCCAGCAGCTTGCGAAGCCGTTCCACGCCGTTGTAGGGGTAGGTGTCGTAGGTTGTCACGGAAGCGTCGTCAAAGTCGCCCTCCGCACTGCTGCTCACTACGGCAAGCGTGATGGCGAGGTCAAGGTCAAGGTCGGTGACCATCTCCTTTACGGTACCCCGCCCGTTCAGCACAGGCGTGGCCACGATGTTGCGGCTGCGGGTCACTTTCACCACCGCCTCCTGGAAGCGCAGCGTGTCATGGCTCCCTTTGAGGGTGAGCGGAACAAGGAGGTTGCGCCCGAACAGGTCAGTGCCTGACACCAGCGGATAAGGCGTGCCTTCCTCTAACGGGCTGTGCAAGTCTGCCGCCAGATACTTTACAGCCGTTCCCGCTGTAGCCGATAACACGATTATCTCATCCATGACCTTCTGTTTTTATGCTGCCGTTTCCGCCATGCCCAGTATCCGGGCCATCATCTCCGTCAGCGTGGATTCCACATTGGAGGCGTTGTCTCTCAACCCTCCGTTGAAGTTCATCGTACCCACCATGTTCTCTAACTTGATGGTGATTTGTTGCGCCTTTCCGGCTACGGTGCCCGCGTTTTTGCCGAGGGTTCCTTCAGACAGTTCCTTCTTGGTTTTGCCGTCCTTGCCGCTTTTGCCGTTCACACCCGCAAGACCGTCGAGGCCGTCTTTGCCATCCAGCACTATCGTCTCCTTGCCGGTGTCCACATCGCCCTTGCTTTTGCTCTTTTCCCACGACTTGGTGCCTTTGTCCGCGCCTTCGGCGTATGCCAGTTTCACATCCTTCATCTTGTCTTTGGGGAACAGCTTGTTCCACAGCTCCCGGATGGGGGCGAACAGCTTGCCAAGCTTGGTGAGGATTTTGTCGAACACGTCGCGGATTACATCCCACATGCCGGTGAAAGCATTCCTGATAGGATCCACCATCTTGGTCTTTACCCATCCTGCAATCCTGCCGAGTTTGTCGGCAATCCAGTTGATGGCAATCCCAAAAGACTCGCACACGCGGTTCCAAACACTGTGTATAAAGTCGCCGATGCGGGTGAATATCTCCCGTATGTGCTCCCATAGGGTTGTTACGGTTTCGACAATACGATCCACCGCATTACGCAAAGCAGCGAGCATTGTTTTAATGATGTTTAAATACCATTGGAACACGTGTTTCAGTACCGTCCATACTATCTGCACGGCGGTCTTCACATACTGCCAGGCGTTGCTCACGGCGGCTTTCACCGACTCCCAGGTGCCGAGCACCACCCGCCGGAAACCCTCGCTCTTGTTCCATAGCAGGGTCACCAGGCCGATGACAGCGGCCACGGCAGCGGCTATCCACCCAATAATGGGAATGCTGGTGACAGCTACACTCACAGCTCTGCAGGCGGCCTTGGCCGACAGCGCGAACCTGGCAAACGAGGCCGTGGCGACGTTGGCGAAGGTACGGGATGCCGCGCCGCCGGTAACTAACGACAGCAGGTAGGCTCCCATTCCTTTCACCGCGTTGAACAATCCAACAGTGGCGAACCGACCAACCGCCATGGTGGCTCGGACGGTGTTGCGTATGAACCCCAAAGAAGCCATGCCGCACGTCTCTATGTCTTTGCGCATGAACGCCAGGCTGATACGCGCCTCCGTGGCCTTGCGGCCGATGCCGCCCAACATGCCGGCGAAGTCCAACGATTTCAGATGTTTGAAGGTTGTGGATGAGATGTTGTAAAGGACCTTAAACATCGGAATCGCTTGCGAAATGGGGACAACCATATTCCCCATCTCTGCTATCCAAGCTGTTAAGCCATGGCTCCACTCGAAGAGGCTGATCTTGAAGTCATCGATCTGGTCTTTCACCTTGGCAATCTTTCCGGCGGTGGTCTGCGCGGCGGTTTCCGCTCCTTGGTAGAAGCGTCCGCCCTCCTCGGTGGCCCATTCAAAAGCCTGTGCCACCATCTCCGCGCTGATCGCACCCTTGCCCATCTCCTCCTTCAATTCGGCGATGCTCTTGCCGGTCTTCTGGCTGATCACCTCCAACGGGTTGAATCCAGCATTGATCATCTGCAGCAGATCCTGTCCCATCAGCTTGCCGGTGCTGCTCATCTGTGAGAACGCCAATGCCAACGACTGCATCTTCTGTTTGTCGCCCAAGGCGATGTCGCCGATGTTCTTCAGCTTGCCGAAAGCATATTCAGCATCTAACCCGAAGGCCATCATCGTCTTTTGCGCCTCGATCAGGACGCTGCGGTCATACACCGTAGCTTTGCCATACTCCCGGATCTTGCCAATCAGGTTGTCGGTGGCTTCCGTGTCGCCGTTCAGCAGCGTACGCATATTAGCCTGCTGCTGCTCGAAATCAAGCGAGGAACCTACCAGCGACTGGAAGGCCTGCGAAACTTTTTCGACAACCCCGATAAACGCATCTAATTTTATGGAACTTGCACCTATAGCGTCTTTTAGACTCCCGAACCAAGACTGTGTCTTCTGCACGTCCACCAGTACATTACCCAACGCTTCATCAAGCTGGGCAACACCGGTGTATGCGGTTCCGTTCAGGTTAATCGTAAAATTCACTATGTTGTCCATCGTATTAATATATTTTGTATTTTTGCTCCGTAAAATTTCAATGCTATGGTTTTACTGATGTTTGTTGGTGCCTTGGTTTTGTTGTGCTTAATCGCTTTCGGGTTAAGCGGTGCTGGATTTGTCAAGGATTTCACCAAGGGGAAATTTTCCAGTGGTGAAGATTCTCTGCCAAGCCCCATCCGTAAGGCTCTCGGTCATTGGTTCTAATCCCTCCCTTTCTTTCCTCCGAAAATGGCAGCCAGCATCTCCGCTTGGTTGCGCAGCCGGAACTGTTCCAGCCATATCGCCTGGCAGTAGGCTTCGGCGTATTCCTTTGCGGACATTCCGGAAGGGTCTGTTCCGAGGTTAGAGCGTATCAGGGCACTCATGCGCATCAGCTCGGATTCCTTATCGTCACCCTCGCCGATGGTGAATGCCTCGATCAGTTTTTTAGCTCGGCGGTCACCCCTTTGCTGAGCTCGCCCATCTGACCCACCGCCGCCATCATCATGTAGGCGTCGTTCTGGATCTCCACGTCGCCGCTCACCCAGCAGCTTTTAAGCATCTCCTGCGCGGCCAGCACTTCGTCGGCCTTGCTCAGTTTGTTCACGCGGCTCAGTGTGGCCACGTCCGGGCGGCGCACCTTGCAGCTGTATTCCTGCTCGCCGTCCCTCACGGTGATTTCAATCTCTTTATTCATTGTTTTTTGTTTTGGGAATGAATGGGGCGGCGCAAAACCGCCCCTTTTGTTTGGTTACTTGTGCCATTCGATATGGCTTATGATCAAATCAATGTCCACCGTTTTGCTGGTATCGCCCTCGGCCCAATTACGTTTGTTGGTCTTAAACTGGCAGTTTCTCAGTTTGTCAACGACCACCTCGCCACCGTCATCGGGAATATAAGAAACGATAATGGGGAAAGGTGCAATATCCTGCAACCTACCGTTAGGCGCTTTCTTCTGCAAGGCAATCACTTCCGATGTGAGTAAGGTGATTTTGCCCGAACAGGTGATGCGGCCTTTACCTCGGCTCACGGGGTAGCGTCCTGCGCCATAGACATTCACAATTTCCTGATCATCATTGTACTCAATGCCCGTGATGCCAGTCACTATGTGTCCGGCAGTGGAGACTGCAATGTCAGCCCAGCCGTACTCGTGTCCATTAATCAAAGGTATTCTATTCATAACTTTCAGTTTTTTGGGTTATTAACTCAATGAAGAGGCAAAACCTATCTTCACACGCACCTTGCGCATCACGCCAACCGGCACCTTCTTGATGATGATTTCCACATTGCCGGTGCTGATCACGTTCTGGTCGGGATCGATCTCCGCCTTGTAGCCGCTGATCTCGCCGGCCTTTTCCATCTCCTCCAGAGCTTCGCCGGCGGTGGTTTCGAGGAATTCCACCGTGGGAGTGTCCAGCTTGCCGGTGCCGGGGTCAACCTCCAGGGGCGAGCTCAGCCACGGCAGCAGCTTGCCGCGGATGCCGCGACAGGCCTTGTCAATCGTGCGCACGTTCTCAATGTAGGCATAGTCCGAAGAATCAACATCCAGCGTGTGGCTGTCGTTGAAGTAGTTGTCCGCATCGCCCGCGTGGGTGATTACAAAAAGGTAGTGGTTGCCGTTCAGCGCTTCCAAATCGGAGGTGGAAATGTTGCGGATATGGCTTCCGTTGAAGAGGGCGGGAACCTTCAAACCTAACGGGAAGTTGCCCACCCAGGCGATGCTCTCATGCACCTTAGCCTTGCTGATGGCGCCGATACAGAGACCAATACAGCCATAGAAGGAAAATTCGCCCAAAGCGGCAGCCAAATCAGTGTCCCTGTCGCAGCCTATCAGCAGCGACACATTGCAGCGTCCATCCTTGACCAACTCTTGACCTTCTTGAGGTTCAGCTGTCAGGTCCTGAAGCGGGATGGCTGCTGGCGTAACGCCGGTTTTGCCGTAATAGGTTAGTACAACGCTCAACGGGATGTGTTTGGCCTCCAGATTAGCGCATTCCTTCTGCACGTTTCCCACATTGAGCTGTGTGGGGTTGAATACGCCAATCTGGCGGATGTTGCCGCCCGCGTAGATTTGCAGTTTTGTAATGTCGCCATCATCGGTGATATTGTTGCTATTGTCAAAAGCAGCTTCTCCGACAGGCGAAGTATTGGCTTTTATCATCACATACAGCACACCACTCGGACTCATACGGAAAAACTCTGTGATGTGGTAATATAACGTATTCTTGGCGTTTTGCCCGGATGTAAGCGTAGATTGGCCGTTAGAGTCATAGACCGGTTTTGTAAAAACAATCCCAGCTCCTTCCAATTCTTCAGGGTAAGTGAACCGACGGGCGTATGCTGCTGCTGCGCCCTGATTCATATACACCTCGTCAAACCCCTTTAGGTCGGTGGCGGCATCTCCAAACGAAAGACCCGTCATACCTGCAAAAATCAAACCGCTGATCACATCGTCTGAACCTGCAGATCTTCCCAGACCGCCATTGGTTTTCTTAAAGGTAATATCATTCAATTCTGCTTTTGACATAACTGTTGTTTTTTAAGTTGTTTCTCGTGTGTTTCGGCAAAATAACTATCCGTAAACTGCTGTCCGTCGCTGCATACATATCTGCCGTTTCTCAATACCGGAAACCCCACGGCACTTGCCGCCACCGCAGTCTCCGTCTTTTTACTGTTACTTTTGTTATCGGCACCCATAATTCATAATTTATTATTCAGCATTCATAATTCAGCATTCAGCATTCATAATTCATCATTCTCAATTCTTAACCCGCATATTCACGCTATCCACCTCCAGGATATACCGCCGTTCCTGTGGCATCCAGATATTCCCCTTGTTGTAGCGTCCGTAGATGGTGTTCCTGGATTTGTCGGTCACATACAGCTTCACGTCCAACAGCGGCTGGTCGCGGCTCAGAAGGCTGTCGATCACCGCCGACTGCTCTTTCACCTGTTTGGCAAGTGACCGCCGGTGGTTCCCCTCGAGGGCCGCCGCCGTGGATGCCACCGCCGTCGCCGCCAGCAGCACAACCCACACAATCCATTTCCACATCTTTATCATTGTTCGTTGTTTTTCTTCCTTTGCTGCCGTCCGGCTTGTAGAGACGCGCCATGGCACGTCTCTACACCATCGGGTCCAATCCTAACAAAAGGGGTTTAATATTCGATTCCGTTAGCGTCCATCAGTTTCTCGTAGCGGGCGATGGTCTTCTCCAAGCGGCTCACGCTCTTCACCTTCATCTCCATCGAGGTCACCTGATCCTTCAGTTCCTCGATGTGAGCGTTCTGCTGCTTCACCTGTTCCGACAGCGACTCGATCTTTGCCGCGTCGGAGGCTCTCTGCTCCAACAGGCGGTCAATCTGCTCCTGCAGCGAATCGACAATCTTCTTCCAGGTCTCCACAGCCGCGTCGATGGTGTCGATGTTCTGGCGTTTCCGGCCGAAGAACCAGCCGAAGAACGCACCCAGGAACGTGCCTCCCAACGAAGTGACAATCATCTCCCACATAACTACTAACTACTAACTGCTAACTGCTAATTTCTAATTTTACCCTGCATCCGGAACCCCGCCTCCACGTCGGCCATGTTAGCCGGGATGCCGTTCTCGCAGTGGCTCATGGCAGCGACTATCTTGCGGTAGTCGCCGCCGGATTCCGCCGTGAGCGCCTTGTTGCGTCCCACGCCACTGCGTTGCACCACGTGGTTAATATAACCTTCGGTGTTGTTCTCTGTGGGAGGCGCCCACGCGCGGATAATCTTCTCCACCGTGTTGCGCCCGTGGGCCAGGTAGGTGGCCAGTGTCACGAACGCGGCGCGGTAGCCGTAAGCCATGCTGCTGAACTGCTTGAACGCCCCGTCACGGCTCGGGACCACTTCGCCCTGGAAGCGGTCCCGGCTGTGCCGGATGTTCAGCGGGTTGTTGTTCCGTATTCCTCTCGGTGTCGGCATGATTATGCGTGTTTGTTAGTTACTAAGCGTTGGCGGCCTGCGTCACTTCCACAACCTGTTTCACCGTGGCGTCGCTGGTCAGCGCAACCGTGAAGGATCCGGAGCGTGCCGGGGCCTCGCTTGCGTTGTTGGCGGAACATACCACGCACACCGTGTTGTCGTCCACCTTCTCCACCGTGAACCAGTCGTCGTTTTCGTCATCGTTGACCGCTGTCCATTCGCCCGTGGCCGTCACCGCAGAATGCTTGGTGCCGCCGTTCTTGGTGAACTGCGCCAAATTGGTCGCGCTGATGGCGGGGGTCACGGTCTCGCCAGTGGTGGCGGAGCCTCCCTCCGGATTGCCGCTCACAATCGCGCCGATGCACTCATCCTTCATGGGGAGACAGAGGCTGTAGGTACGGAAGTTAATCAGGTTCTGCTGGTTCTGCGGATCGGTCTTGGCCTCGCTCATGTAGGTCTTGGTGGTGCCGTTGGCCTTCATCATGCGCGGCGCGTAGAACGCCACACTGGCGTGCTGCTTGCCCTCCGTACTGGCGCCGTAGGCCACCTTCTTCTTGCTGGTGGTGTCGTAGAACGGGCATTCGTTGTACTCATACACCTCAAAGCCGTACATGTTGGAAATCTTGCCGCTCGTGTAGTTGTAGTACTGGTCGGCAAACTTCTGGTCGCTCTCCAACAGGTCGTTCACGTGGTCGTTGCACAACACCAGCACACGCCCGTTCAGCGGAACGCGCATGTCGTCGAACGCCTTCTTCATCGCGATGATGTCGCTGCGGGTGATGGTCTTGCGCGTGCCGTCGGCGGCGGGTGCGCCAGTGGTCAGGATCACAGGCGTCTTGGTGCCGTGCTGCTCCGGTGCGAGGGCGTGGATGGCCTTGGCGTACTTGGTCTCATCCAAGGCTTCGCGGTGACGCTCAATCACGGAGGCGATCTTGTCATAGCTCAGCGCGTAGAGCTCATCGTCAGTAATCACCGTCGGGCGCGTCTGGAATTTGTCAAGAGAGACGGCTTTGTCGGCATCCTCCAGCGTTTCAATCTGCAACGGATAGGTGGTGTTGTTGATCAGCACGGTGGGGTCCACGCCGACATGCACCAGGTGGATCACGTCATTATCCACATACTGGTCGAAACTCTTGATCATGTTGTACCAGCCTAACTTCTCGGCGGCGGTGCGCATGGCCTTCACCATGTAGCCCGTCCACACTTCGGTATATAATCCCTCGCCCAAGGCTCCGGCGGGGACCAGGCGGCCTGCGACGGCGGCCACACCGTTCATCACGGCGGCGCCCACCAGGGGCGACACATCCACCGTGGATGCCAACACGCTGCCCGTGACGCTGTTAAACACCACAGCCGCGAGCAGCCCGATAATCATGAAAATCCTTTTCATTGTCGTTTCAAATTTGGTTAATAATAGGTTAGTCCATGTCCGGCATGAATCCGAACTCTTTTTCGTACAGGGTGGCGTAGGCCGCCGGGTCTTTCTCGCGGAGCTCCTTCAGGTCGCTTTCGGACATTTCGGAGAACTTCTTGTCCGCCGGGACGGATGCGCCCTTGCCGATGAAGTCCGTGGGCTTCACCGCCGGGTTCATGCAGTCCAGGGTGGCCTTCAGTTCCGCGCTGCCTACCTTCTTGCCGAGCTCCACAAAGTGGTTCTTCTTGTCGGCGGTGATGCGCTGTTCGGACACGGCCTGGTCAACCAGTTCCGTGATGCGGCGGTCTTCGGCCTGCTGTTTCTCGTTCTCCAAGGCCGCAATGCGGTCCTTCAGCTGCTGAACCTCCGCCGGCTGCTCCGTCTTCTCGGGCTTGGCGTTCAGTTCCGCGATGCGGGCCTCCACTTCCGCCTCGGTGGCGGTTTCGCTCAGGCCCAGTTGCAATGCAATCTTCTTTAAGTCCATTTCTTGTGATTTAGGTTGGTTAATAAGTGCCACGGCGCAGCCGCCGTCGGCGTTCAATTCCACAATGTTGCCGTCGGTGTCATACAGCACCACGGCGTTGGCGTTCGCCCCGATGTCCACCACGCTCGCCTCGCGCAGCCTGCACTTCGTCACCGTGCGGCGGGTCTGCCCCTTCACAAGGAGCTCGGGATCCTCGCTGTCCTCCACCACCACGATGCCGATGCTGCACATGTTGAGAATGCCCTTCTCCACTTTGCGGGCGATTTTCGCGGCAAATGGGTCGTCCATGTCGAACTCCGCGTCCGCCAGCAGCCGCCCGTCCTCCACGCGCACGTTGTTCCACCGCCCGATGGGCAGCATGGCGTTGTCGCGGTCGGTCCAGGTGCGCGTGTGGTTCCACAGCATCACCGGGTTCTTCTTGAAGTTGTCTAACGCGATGCCGTCCGTCAGCACCCGGAACCCGTAGCTGTTCACGCTCTCGTCCGACAGCACGAACGTCTTCTTCTTGATGTCGTTCTCTTTTGCCATTTCGCTTACTTTTTCATAATTGTATGGTTTGGTTTTTGTGAATCAGGCGGCAAAAATATATAGGTTTTTCCACATTTTTCGGAAACATACCGATTTTGTTATCAGGCTGTTACATCATTTGTATAAAAGGAATAATGAATTTCTGAACGCTGTATTTTTGCGCCGGTTTTGCCCCTCGCGGGGACGGCGGCGCTTTGTTGCGGGCCGGCGGCAACCGACATTAAACACCAAAGAAGAGATGAACAAGAAAGAATCGAAAGAGAAAAAAGAGCTGGCCCGCCTGTATTACTTCAACGGCGAGCCGCAGAAGCAAATCGCCGAGAAAATCGGCGTGTCGGCAGTCACTGTCAACAAGTGGGTGAAAGCCGAATCCTGGGAGCAGCTCAGGGCCGCCAAGGTCATCACACGCCGCGAGCTCGTGGCCAAGATGCTTTCCCAGATCAACGACAAGCTGGAATCCGGCGCATGGAGCGCGGACGAGATGGTCAAGGCCACCGCAGCCATCGAGAAACTCGACAAGCAGACCAACGTGGTCACCGTCATCGAGGTCTTCTCGGCCTACAACAAATGGCTCATATCCCGGATGGAACTCGACCCCGAACTCACCCCGGAGCTGGTCAAGACCATGAACCGCTACCAAGACATGTTCATCGGCGAGCAGCTCAACTCCACCACCATTGAAAACAAATAGCCATGGCGACAGTACCCGGACAGAAAGAGGCCCTTGCGCGATGGCGGCAGCTCTGCCTTACGATACAGAGCATGTCCACCGTCAACGCCGCCGAATCCAAGGCGGCGCAGCTCAGACGTGTGGAACGCGCCCGCAAAGACTACGCCTACTTCGTCCAATACTATTTCCCGCACTACTGCACCGACAAAGACACCGGCAGGCTCATTCCCTGCGCACCGTTCCACATCAAGGCGGCCAAGCAGATCATGGAGAACCGCACCCTCAAGGCGGTGTTCCAGTGGGCGCGCGGCCACGCCAAATCCACCCACATGGACGTGTTCATCCCCCTTTGGCTCAAATGCCAGAAAAAACGGGAAATCAACACCATGGTGCTGGTGGGCAAAAGCGAGGACAACGCCAAGCAGCTGCTCGGCGACCTTCAGGCGGAGCTGCAGTACAACAAGCGGTACATCCATGACTTCGGGCCGCAGCACAACGCCGGCAAATGGACGGACGGCGAGTTCGTCACCACCGACGGCTGCTCCTTCACCGCGCTCGGTCGCGGGCAGTCGCCCCGTGGCCTGCGAGAACGCGAGAACCGTCCCGACTACATCGTCATCGACGACTTGGATGATGACGAACTCTGCGAGAACGAAAGCCGTGTGCGCAAGCTCACCAACTGGGTGAAAGAGGCTCTCTTCGGCTGCTTCGGCGCCGCCGGCGGCCGTTTCATCATGGTGGGCAACCTCATTTCCAAGACCAGCGTGTTGGCCAACATCTGCGCCATCTCCAACGTCGTGGTCTCCAAGGTCAACATCGTTGACAAAAACGGCAATCCCTCGTGGCCGGAGCTGTGGACACCGGAGCGCATCGAGGACAGGCGAATATTCCAGGGCTACCGCTCTTTCCAGAAGGAGTACATGAACAACCCCATCACCGAGGGCGCGGTCTTCCATCACGACTGGATCCGCTGGAAAAAGCTGCCGCCCCTGCGCAAATACGACCAGCTGGTGGCCTACTGCGACCCGTCGTTCAAGGGCAGCACCAAAAACGACTACAAGGCCATCAAGCTGTGGGGAAAAATCGGCAACGAGCTGCACCACATCCGCGCCTTCGTGCGGCAGTGTAGCGTGGCCGAGATGGTGCGCTGGTTCTACGACCTCCACGAGTCGCTGCCCGAGGGCGTGATCTGCGACTACTACATCGAGGCCAACTTCCTCCAGGACACCCTCCTCGACGAGTTCGCCAACGAAGGCAACCTTCGCGGCTACCAGCTGCCCATCCGCGCCGACAAACGAAAGAAGCCCGACAAGTTCCAGCGCATCGAGGCGGTGTCGCCCCTGTGGGAACGCGGCTTCGTCTTCTACAACGAGGAGATGCGGAACGACCCCGACATGCAGGCCGGACTGGAACAGACCCTCTCCTTCGAGAAAGGCACCCGTGCCCACGACGACGCGCCCGACGCCGACGAAGGAGCCATCTGGATGCTCCAGAAGCGCACCCGCCTCGAAACCTTCGAGCCCCGCTGCGGCCACCGCCGCACTTCAGAAACTATATGGTAAAATTCCAAACAATATGAAGAAACTCATCAAATTCATCAAGGCGCGGATCTTCCACATCCGCCTCCGAAAGGCCATCCGCGAGGCCGACACCCTAACCCTCAAGACCGGGCGCAAGATGCTCGTGCTCAACCTCGGCGGCAGACCCGTCGCCATGGCCAAAATCAAAGTCAAGCAGCTCGTCAACCACGGCTACTTCAAGAACGCCACCGCCGCCGACATCGAGGCGGCCGCCATCTACAAAACCTATTAGCTATGTTCATCCAGGAAGAGGAACTCAGATCCGTGGCCTACAGCTACCAGTTGGAGCAGATTGTGGAAAACGACGCCACCATTCTGCAGATGGCCATCGAGGCCGCCACCGAGGAGGTGCGCGGCTACCTGTCGTCGCGCTACGACACCGCCGCCGCCTTCGCCGCCACCGGTGCCGACCGCAACCCGCTGCTCGTGGAGATTACCAAGGACATCGCCTTGTGGTACATCATCCGGCTCTCCAACGTGGACATCATCTACGAGCCCGTGAAGGAACGCTACGACCGCGCAGTGCAGTGGCTCGACCGCGTGGCCCGGGGCACCATCACCCCCGACCTGCCCGCCGCCACCGACGAGAACGGCGACTACATCCAGCCGCTCCGCTGCGGCTCCATGCCCAAGCAGCAATATGATTATTAAAAAACATAATTCTTTAAACAGCCTCGAAGAGGCAAAACGCACGCAGTGCAAGTAACCCCACACAAGGCGTAGCCGCAGTGTGGGGATTCCCAAAGACTATGAACAAGCCCACCGACAAAAAGAAAATCCGCTCGCTCCTGGTCGAAATCAAGGCCAACGCCGAGCAGCTCACCAAAAAGGACATCGCCTTCTGGCGCACCGCCTGGCAGATGGCCCTCAACCCCGACAACCCCCAGCGGTTCCGCCTCTACGACATCTACCGCGACGCCATGGTGGACAACCACCTCACCGGCTGTGTAACCCAGCGGAAGAACTTCGTGAAGCGCAAAACCTTCAAAATAGCCGATAAAAGCGGCAAGGAGAAACCCGAGCTCACCGAGATGTTCGAGTCCCCGTGGTTCAAGGACTTCGTGGACTTCGCCCTCGACAGCCTCTTCTACGGCCATTCTTTGGTGCAGTTCAACGACCTCACCGCTTTCGACGGCCATCCCGCCTTCGGGAGCTGCGTGCTGGTGCCCCGCCGCAACGTCATCCCCGAATACGGCGTGGTGGTGCGCGAGGTGGGCGACGACCCGCATCGCGGCATCTCCTACCGCGACGGCGTGTTCGCCCACTCCTGTGTGGAAATCGGCAAACCCGACAACCTCGGGCTGCTGCTCGACCTCACCCCGCAGTGCATCTCCAAAAAGAACATGCTCGCCTACTGGGACATGTTCGGCGAAATCTTCGGGATGCCTATCCGTATCGGCAAAACCGCCTCCCGCGACCAGAAGGAGATTGACAAAACCGAACACTTCCTCAAAGAACTCGGCGCAGCCGGATGGGCGCTCTTCCCGGAAGGCACCGAACTCGAAATCAAGGAGACCACGCGCGGCGACGCCTTCAACGTCTATGACCGCCGCATCGACCGCTGCAACTCCGAGATCTCCAAGGCCGTGCTCGGGCAGACCATGACCATCGACAACGGCAGCTCCCTGTCGCAGTCGGAAGTCCACCTCGAGGTGCTCAACAACCTGATCGACGCCGATGCCGACATGCTCCGCGACACAGTGAACCACAAACTCATCCCGTTCCTCATCGTCCACGGCTTCCCGCTGCAGGGCTGCCGCTTCGAGTGGGACGAATACCCCGACTACACCCCGGAGCAGCAGATAGAGATTGAGCGGATGCTGCTCGAAAACTACGAGGTTGACCCGCAGTATTTCGCCGAGAAATACAATGTCAAGATCCTCGGCAAGAAGGAATTTCCCGCCGCCCCGGCGATGGCCGCCCCCGACGACCGTTTTTTCGTCTGACGGGCGTCCACCACACGCCCGGCTACCGCGATTTCCATCACGCCCTGCAACACCTCTACGGACTGCCGTCCGTAGAGACGTGCCATGGCGCGTCTCTACAATTCGACGCCCCCGCCCCCGAATACAACCCCTCCGTCTGGCAACGCCTCGTTGAATGGCTGCACAAACAGAAGGGCTACGACCCCAAGCGGCTCACCGATCCAGAACCGTGTGCCGCCATCGAGGAAACCCGCCGCATTCTGGCAAAACCCCTCAACGATCTCGCCATCACGCAGGACATCCCCGAGGAGCTCACCGCCACCCTCGACCAGAACATCTTCTTTTTCTCCGGATTCAAGACCCATCACGAGCTCGTGGAGGCCTCCCGGATGCTCAAGGGCGACGACGGCAATTTCAAGCCCTTTCAACAGTTCTTAAAGGACGTTGAAACGATAAACAAAGTCTATAATCGGAACTACCTGCAGGCGGAGTACAACTTCGCCACGGCCTCCACGCAGATGGCCGTGAAGTGGAAAGAGTGGGAACAGGAAGGCGACCGCTACGACCTGCAGTACCGCACCGCTGGCGACTCCCGCGTGCGCGAGGAGCACGCCGCCCTCGACGGCATCACCCTGCCGCCCTCCGACCCCTTCTGGGACTCCTACCTCCCGCCCAACGGCTGGAACTGCCGCTGCACCGCCGTGCAGGTACGCCAGGGCAAATACCCCCGCAGCGACTCCGCCGCCGCCATGGCCGCCGGCGCCAACTGCACCGACACCCCCAAGAAGCAGATCTTCCGCTTCAACCCCGGCAAGCAGGAGAAAATCTTCCCGCCAAAACACCCCTACTTCCCCAAAGGCTGCGGCGACTGCCAGTACCGGAAAGAGCGGAATTTGTATTACAACCCAGACAATCCAAATTGTCAAGCGTGTGATGTTATTTCAAAATGTTTGAAAGCATTTAATCAGCCTCAAAAAGAAGCTGCAGACAAGGTTCTGTTGTGGGGCAAGAAAAACATCATAGGCTCTTTTACATACCAAAACGAAGCATTTGGCGGCAAGGCAGCCTCTTTTGTCAAAAACTCCTTTACGGAAAATTTAAGACGCGGGGATTTGTTTTTCGCCAAAGTCGATGTTTTGAATAACATCAAAAAATATCTCGGCCAAAATCTCCATTTTGAAAAAGAAGATGCTATACACGGTAGTGGAACATATTTTTATAAGACCACGATTAAATATTTAGGGAATGATCCTGCTGGTGTCGGCCGTGATATGGAATTACAGTTCAAGGAATATCCAGATGGCAAAATCCATTTTTACTTCATAAAGTTTATATAGAAAAATCCCATTGAGGGTAGCCGACCTGATTCGTCCTCAGGGACATCCTCAACAGGATTTCTTATTTCGCCGCAAAAATACAAAAATTTCAATACCAAACAAATGGTGATGAAAAAATTGTATTTTCGCGGGCTCGTTTAATTATAAAATAGGTTACTATGTTAGAGGAAGAATTTCAATATTATAAAGACAACCAAGATGAGTTGCTCAAGAAATACAAGGGTAGATTTATTGCCATTGTAGGGAAAGAGGTTGTGGGCGATTACGATACTTTTGAAGAGGCTGTTGATCAGACTATTCAGGTATATGAACTTGGAAAGTTCCTTATTCAGGAATGCACCGAAGGTGAGGAATCCTACACACAAACCTTTCAGTCAAGAGTAGTTTTCGCATAAGTAGTTGAACCATGAACAAAAAAATTAAATCTACCAATCAAACTCAGGTAAACGCGCTGACCCATACCAATAGTTCTATATCAAATGTGATCATTACGCCCGTTTTGGTCAAAAACACCTTTACGAACTCGCAAATCCAAACACGAGGAATTTGGGATACCGGAGCAACAAATTCTGTTGTGACAAAAAGTACAGCTCAACAGTTAGGGCTGATTCCTGTTTCGCAAGCTGATGTCAGAGGTGTTCACGGTGTGAAGGCTGTTAACGTTTATGATGTTGTAATCACACTGAACAACAAAAACATTACTTTGAGGACTCAGGTGACCGAATGTGATGAGCTTTCTGCGGACAAAAGTGTTGGAATGCTGATAGGGATGAACATTATCAATATGGGTGATTTTGTTGTTACAAATTATAATGGTCGAACAGTTATGTCATTCAGGGTTCCTTCGTTACAAAAAATTGACTTTGTAGCGGGAATGAAGACAGGAAAACAATTAGTGAAAGACAAGTTACCTGGACGCAATGATCCATGCCCTTGTGGTAGCGGCAAGAAATACAAGCACTGTTGTGGAAAATGACTTGAAATACGGTTTGTCCAACAAATCTGACAAGTTATTAACAAAAACCCTACAAAAGCCCGCCCCTTCGCGGGCTTTTGCTATTTTTGCGCCCAAATAACAGCAAAACCATTATGCCCAACAACCTCCTCCAAAACATCCTCTCCGACCTCCGCGTGGACCTTACCGACCACTTCGACAAAAACTTCTCTCGAGGCGGATTCTTCGGCAAGAAGTGGAAACCCCGCAAAGACGGCGTGGCCACCCATCTCAACAACACCGGCACCCTGCGGCGCTCCATCCGTTCCAAGGTGTCGGGCAACAGCCTCACCTTCACCTCCTCCACCCCCTATTCCGCCATCCACAACGAAGGCGGCACCATCGTCACTAAGGTCACCCCGAAGATGAAGAAGTACTTCTGGGCCATGTTCAAGAAAACCGGACTGACCAAATACAAACACATGGCCTTGGTGAAGCCCGGATCCAAAATCAAAATCCCCATCCCCCAGCGGCAGTTCCTCGGCGAATACCCCGGCCTCGACAAAACCATCGACCGCGCCGCCAAACGCAACATCGAAGCCGAACTCAAACGCATGGCCAAAAACTTCCGATAAAGAAGGCTTCAACAACCAACAACCATTAACCCTAAATAACCAATAACCCATAACCAATAACCATTATGAAGAACATCTTCCTCGCAATCCAGGACAGACTGTCCGAAATACCCGCCCTCAAATACATCGACAAAGACTGGGGGCAGCTCCGTTTCGAGAACCCGCCCGTGAAGTTCCCCTGCGCCCTCATCGACATGGCCAACGCCGACTTCAAGCAGATGGGGCGCGGCTTCCAGCAGGGAGACGCCGACATCACTATCACCGTGGCCGACATCCGGCTGGTGCGCTCTTCCGCGCAGGCTCCCCGCCGCGAGAACGCCTACGCCGTCATCGAACTCCTTGACGAGATCCACCAGGCGCTGCAGCTCTTCTCCGACGGCCAGCATTTCTCCCCCATGATGCGCACCAACCTCCAGCGCGTCGATATGCTCGACAAAGAGGGCGCGGAGGTCTATGTGATGACCTACCGCACCGCGTTCACGGTGGAAAAAGCAGGCAAGGAAACGGTGGAGGTCCAGGCGGTTCCGAACATCAGGAATCTGTAAACAAATCCAGTTGGTTCGCTGCCACGGGGTTCTTTTTCGCCCGTTCCACGGCCAGCTGCTCCTTCAGCCTCGGCATGTTGATGATTTCGATGAACCGCTTGTAGGTCATGGGATAGACCGGCAGCACATATTTGCGCCAAATGCCCGCATACGTGGTCACGTCGGGATCGTAGTGGTCCATCACAATCTGCTGGACGTTGATGTAGCGTTGGATATGGTTGGCGCGGTTGTATTCCATAGTTTTTTGATTGCAACGCCGCAAAAATACAAAAACGCCCGCATTTCGCGGGCGTTAATTGTATGTTGTTAATAATTTTTCCGTGTCAAACCGCCGAATCAAATTCCAGATACTTCTGGCCGGCGGCCTCGTCCACCTTGTTGAGGAGCTCCACGGCCTCGCGCTGCACCTTCGGATACACATCGATGTAACCCTGCATCCGGCGCACCGCAAGACACACGCTGCTGTGGTGCCGCCAGCCCATGTAGTCGCGGATGTCCACCACCCGGTGGCCGTAGTGCCTGGCCAGCATGGCGAACATCTGCTTTTTCTCCGCAACCTTCGGGCTGCGCGACCTCGACAGCCGGAACATCTGGTGGTAGAAGTTCGTCATCACGCCGTATATGAGGTCAAGCGTTACCATAGCGCATAGCATTGTAGATGTTCACTTCCCGCTCAACCTGCTTGCGCAGCTCGTCAAGCAGGGTGTAGCCCACGGTGTGCAAATACGGCTCAGAGGAATCCCGCATGGCAGGCAGCACTGTGTAGGTGAGCACACGCGCTTCCATCGCACCAAGCTTGACAGTGTATTTCTCACGGTCAGGGCGGTACATGTTCAGCAACCGGCTCCACATCCGCTCGCAGGTCTCCAGAATCGCAAGGCTGTCCACGCTGACGGCCTTCCCGTAGCTCCGCGCCGCATACACACAGCACGACCCCACCGCCTTCATCTCATCCTGGTTCAGTTTCAACTTGAATTTTGCCATAATCTTTATTTTTTTCGCAAATCGTAAATCGCAAATCGCAAATCACTCAGTTATTCCAAAGCTGGTCGTTCAGATACGTCGTCGCGTACTTCATGCACACCCCTTGGGGAATGGAGCTCTTGTAGCGGTTGATGTAACGGTAGGCCTTCACCCGCTCGCCCTCCGGCATCCTGTCCCACACCCGCTGGGTCTTCACCCGGCTGCTGCGGGCTTTGTCGTTATAGCGGTCCCAGAACATCTCAAACGTCACCTTCTCCGCCTCCTCGGTGAGGATGCCGTCGCGCCAGTTGATCCGCTGAAGCACCTCCGGGCGCATCGGCAGCGTCCGCAGCACATTCCGCCGCTGCTCCTCCGGATAATTCCCGTTGAAGGACACGCCCTGCAGCACCTCGCCGTCATCGTAGGTGAACACAATGTCACCCTCGGTTCCTGGAAATGTCAATACAAATTTTCTCATTGTCTTTCGGTTTTGTCCGCTGTAGAGACGCAAAACTTTGCGTCTCTACAAACGGCGTTACTTAAGATCCGATTTCTCGGTATGAACACCATCACCGGCATCTTCAGCATCTGTGCGTCGTGGTATTCCCACACCGCCCCTCTGCTTTCTGCCCAGTCGTGCAGCAGGCAGATGGCGTCGCACTTCATCAGTTCCGGGATGCACACCCGCATACACTGCTCCCATGTCCATTTCGACGAACACAGCCGCAGCGGGTTCACGGTCTCGTGTCCCTTCTCCCTCAGCCACATTTCAGCCTGGGCGAACTTGATGAACACCTCCCAACTGGGAAGATCGCTGACTTTTCCTGCAATGTAAACCTTCATACCGATCGTGTTTGGAAAATGCGGACGCGATGAATCGCGCCCCTACAAATCCTCCTTCTTGGGTTCCACAAAGAACGTCTCGTCCTGCACCACGGCGATGCCCACCTTGGGGAACAGGGCGGCCACTTCCTCATCCTCGCGATCGGCCAGCAGCTTATCCTTGGCGGGTTCCTCTTTGGTGCGCACATAGTTGGGAAGGAACTCCTTCAGCATCTCTAACACGCTCGCCCAGGTAAAGCCCTTCCTGGTCTTCAGCGTCGGGGTGCCGGTGCGGAAGCCGAGGGTGCCGTGGGTGGTCTCCAAGCTCTTGCGTTTGCTGAACAGCTCGTCGCGGTTCTCCATCGCGTAGGCCTGCAGCACGTCGAAGGCGTTGTCCTTTGTCTCCGTCAGTTTCTGCAGCTCGTCCTGCCACTTTTCGCGGATCTTGGCCATCTGGATGTCCATCTCGGCGGTGATTTTCTGTTGTCTCGCATCCGCCTTCGCATAATCGGCGAACGCCTGTTCCATCTGTTCCGATGTGATGCCGGTGTAAACGGTCTTCTTTTCTCTTTTCTTTGCCATTTTCTTTGGGTTTTAATTGTTGGTAAATAAATCCAATTGCCTTGCTTGCATTAGATGTTTCTTTAATTTCCCGGACCAGACATCTATCATGTCTTTGTCCCATTCTTTTCGCTCCTTGATTGATTTTAGGCAATGTCGTATAGCTTTTTCCAATGCACCTTCCCTTGATGTTGAACTTTTGTTGTCGAATTTTCCTCTATAGCTGGGCAACCCACTACATGGCGGCGCCCCGACACCTGCATCGATTCCATATTCCCATGAATAATCGGTCTTAGCAAGCCTTATTATGAGGAATTTTACTTTGTCGTCACATATCACTATTTCTTCCGGATTGATACAGACATCATAAATGTTCCATTTGAATCCGTCAATTACACGGCAATCCCCATTTGTGCCAATTTTCATCCGCTCTGGTGTGGTGTAGGATTTCTTGTGAGATTTGCTATAGTGATTGTCCATAACTATTCGGTTCTAATTGGTGATTAATACTGTTTTTAAGTCTTTCATATCAATCCATTTTCAAGTGCGGCAACTACCGCTTTTGCCATTGCTTCGTTGTCGTATATGCCTATCGGTTTGTATATGCTGTGGGTTGAGAAACCATTACCTCTTACCGCTTCATAATAAACCACATAAAGCATCATATTGTCTTCATCGTTGATTGGTACTTCGTTCTTTATGTAGTATGCGTTCATTTTTCATTCGGTTCTAATTGGTGATGAAAGTCCGATTTTCCAAATCTTCTGGTTGCCACGAATGTCGCGCACCTCTCGTGTGAATAGAAGGCATTCTTCCACCGGCCATCTGTACCCGGTGAAAACAGGAGCGTCTGACAATTCCGATTCTCCGAATACCACCGCGCCTATGATACATTTGAACAGGCTTTTCCGTTCGGCCAAGTCCATATAAAAGTTGTAAAGCTCTTCCGAAACTTTCACCCTGGCTCGTAAAGGCTGTGATCCGGCGTGGATCAGGATAGGTTTACCTACGATATGCTCAGGAAGGCGGTACTTTCTATACTCGTACTTCTTAACGCCCATTACCAACATTGAAGCGTAAGGCTGCTTGACGGTAAGGACATCGAAACATCCTTGTATGTATTCCTGCACATGAGGGCTGGCTTTGCGGATGTATTCGCGTTTGAACTCTTGCAAAACACTTGTATTCATAATTCAGCATTCCTAATTTTGCATTGCAATTCCCAATTCCACATTCCGCATTGCCGACTGGGACTCCTGCTTGTGGCAGAACTCCGCATACACGCGGGTGAGCGCGTCCGGGGAGATGCGGTTGAAGCTGTCGGCCTTGGCGGCACGGCAGGCAATAGCCTTCACGTAGTCCATGCTCGCGTTGGTCACGCCGCGCAGCTCCAGCCAGCGGTAGATGGCGCGGATCACGCCCTTGCGCTGGCGGTCCAACTTCACGCGGTCGGGCTCGCCGTCACGCTTCTGGTCGGTGCGCTCCGCACGGCTGTCGCACCGGTCGTGCCCGATGAGCGTGCCCTGCAGGAACTCCGTCAGCTCGCGGCACTCCAGGAAGGTGAGCTCCGAGGTGTGGCAGGTGCGGCCCTCGGTGAACTCCAGCACCACATCGGCCATCGCCTCTTTGTCGAGACCCAGTTGCCCGGCCAGCCACCACAGTTTGCGGTTCTGGTCGGCGGTTCTCAGATTCGGGGTCGCGGTTTTCATCTCGCACCTCCTCTCAGCATCACCTGCACCTTCCGGCGCAGACTGATTCTCGGCAGCTTCCCGGACTTCAGCAGCCGGATGAACTTCTCCTTGGCGAAGAGGCCGATCATGCCGCCTTGCAACACACCGTTGTTGTCGTAGAAGTTGATACTCCTGACTCTTGGATAATAAACTGTTGTACTCATAAGTTGGGATTTTTGGTGATTATTTAAGTGAATTATCGATTATTCAAGCCAATGATCTGCGACCCCTCTTCCCAGATGGTATATACTCCGCCGTTCTCGCCGATGAAGCGGCCTTTGCTGTAGGCGCGGTAGCCTTCCACCCATATCTTCAGCGAGGCATCGTACATCACGCTCTTGGCGGCGCGTCCGCTGGGCAGTTTGCCGTCGGCGTGCGAGATGAGGATCAGCAACTTGCTGGCCAGTGTCTGTTTCAGTGCCAGATAGCTGCGGTAATCCAAGCCGGTGTACTGGAAACTGTCGATGATCACGAAGTCCGCGCTGCGACGTTTGGCCAGCCGTTCCTTCAGCGCCTCCATCGGCTCGCTCACCACCTGGAAGCGGCCGCGCTCCACATCCTGCAGCTGCGCGATCTTGTTGCGGAACGTCAGCGAGGTACCTTCCTCCAGACTGTCGTACAGCACCTTGCCGAAGCGGCTCAGCTCGCGGCACAGCTGCACCGCAAAGGTGCTCTTGCCGCTGCCCGACTGCCCCCACACTATCCACGTGCCCACGCGCTCCGGACAGCCGAACGCCTCCAACCACGCCCCCTCGAAGGGGAACGTCTCGTAGCTTTTCCGGCAGATGTCCGTCACTGACAATGCTTTTCTCATAGTTCCGTGCGTTTAGCGGTTGGCTTTCATCAGTTCGTCATAGATGCGGCGGGGCGAGTTGTCGCACTGGGCGATCAGCCGCTGGATGTTCACGCCCGCGCCGGCGTTGGCCTTGGCAATGAGGGCGGCGTGCAACTTTTTGAACTCTTGTGTCTCCTTCTCGCTCTCCGGAGTGGCACGCTGATAGCGGCTGCCGTAACGGCTGAAAATCTCCTCATAACCCACCTTCTTGTACTCAATGCTGCGGCGGATTTTCTCCCTGAGACCGTCGGCACCCATCATATACCACCCGCAGCACCGCTCGGTGGCATTCCACAGGGCTTTCAGCTCCAGAAAAGCGGCATAGTCCAGGTCCCCGGCTTCGTCCAATATCACCAGCGGACGGGGCAGGCTCCGCAGATAAAACACCAAATCTGCGTACACATCATTATATGTACCGACGCTTCCCACCCCGAACTCCCTGGCGATTTGGCGGATAAGTCTCTGTTTGGTCTTCACTTGCGAACAGTCAATATAGATGGCGTTGGCGTGGCTGCGCACGTAGCACCGCGCCGTGTAGGTCTTGCCGATGTCGGCCACGTCACACAGCATCCGGCTGCTGCCGTTGTCCTGGCAGAACTGCAGCTGACCCGTCACAAACTCATACACCGGGGTCACGGCGGTCTTCCATTCCGGCAGCGCGTTCAGCGTCACCTCTAATTTGCGGGCGATGCTGATCCAGTTGCTGTCGCTCAGCACCCGTTCCCAGTCACCGCGCATCACACGGCTGTACTGCGAGCTGCTGATTCCCAATGCCACGGCAAACTTCGCGTCGCTGGCGTAGTGCGGACGGCGTTCCTTCATCGCCTCCACAACCTTTTCCTTGATTTCCTTACTGATGTTCATTTTATTGGTGTTTTAATTGGTTTGAAAATTCGTTGCTAAGCCATTTCAATGGCGTATTCCCGGTAGTCCGCAGCGGAGTATTTCTCCATCAGCGCGTCCAGATCGTCATCCGCCGGACGCGGGGAGGCGGGTGGAACAAGGCTTGCGCCTCCAACCTCCCCGACGGCGGACCCTTGCAGGGTTACATCCGAGGCTTTCCCTGGCAGGCAGTCCAGACCCTCCGGCATCTCGGCCGGTAGAACTTTGATGTTGGCTATGTTGTCCTTGCCTTCGCGGACAAATTTGTCGAACTTACTGATATACTTGCTTTGCTCGGTCATCGCGGCGGTGTCGGCCTCCGTCCATTCCGCCTGTGCCGTGGTGAAGGTGGCAATCTGTGCGGCTTTGCCCACATACTGCCCGCCCTGATACAGATAAACTTCGCCGATAGTGCCGTCGGTGTCATCCAGCCAGTAGGCGTCCACGCCGTAGTTGCCCGGCTTCAGCCGCTTCAGCACCGACAGATCCTCCAGCTGATAGTCGGCATACTGCACCTGCACATACTGGTTGCGCTGGATCCTGGTGGATGTGTGGTTTCCGATGTAGCGCAGCAACAGGCTGCGGTTCATCGGTTTCAGTTGCGGGTTCAGGTTCTCGAGGAACACCTGCATACGGGTTTTCCCCGGATAGGTCTTCTGGTCGCGGTGCAGGCCGTTGTTGTAGGCCTCGATCATCTGCATATCGTCAGCCACCAACTGCTCGTAGCTGTAGGTTTTCTCCTTGATCTCGTAGCGGTCGGTCTGATCGTTGTAGAACCGCTCGCCCTCTGTCTGGTTCACCGGCAGCTTGGCATACCAGCGGCCGATGCCGTCCTGATAGCGTTTCTCGTAGCCGTACTTCTTGGCGCGGTTGAACTGCTCAGCGTGTTTCTCCTGCGAGTTCGTGGGGGCGCACCAGCGCACGAACGGGAACAGGTTGCCCGCCCGCATCAGGTCGTCCTCGAACTGGTTCACCAAGTGGTTTTCCACCTCCATCTCCAGCGGCAGGCCTAAAGCGCGTCTGTCAAGGAAGCGGAACATATCGCGAAGGCAGCCGATATACAGGTCTGTGTCCTTCTTGCGGCTGTAGGCGGCTCCGATAAGAGCACCGCTGCACACGTCGTATGCGTAGTAGGCCTTCACGCGGTTGCCGTCGTGCATCTTGCGAGGCAGGTCACGGTCGTCGAGACTCACCTTGCTCAAGCTGAACATCGCGTTGTGGCGGTGGTGGTGCGGACGGCTCAACGCGCCGAACTTGTGGTAGCTCATCCGGATGCTGTCGATCAGCACGCGGTTCTCGGGTGCGTTCACAATGTTCCACACCGTGCTCTCGCTGATGGTGAGGGGTGCGCCGTTCTCATCGGTGAAGTCGCGGCGGTCGAAGATCTGTCCCGTGCGGCTATCCACCACATCGATGCCGGCGGCCAGGAACTGCATATACTGTGCGTGTACCCAGTCGGCATACGGGTTGTTTTTCTGGCAGTAGAGCGAAAGGATCATCCACTTCACCGCCTCAGTCACTTTCCGGCTGTTCTGGTTGCAGTAATTCTTGTGTATAAGACTCTCGTAGTCGGGATTGCCGTTGTGGAAGTAGGCATTATAGCGGTCGCGCAGGCGGCGGTCGTTCGATGGCAGCGTGTGCGGATAGCGGTCGCGGTTCACGGCGTTCACGTCAGCGCTCACGCTGGCGAAGAGGCCGTTTTTGCGGTTGCCGCTGATGTTGCAGGCATCGCGGCGGCCCTTGCGGATGGTCAGCATTTCGCGCACCGCGTTCAGCACGATGGCGTTGTTGTAGTACTCGGTCTGCACGTGCGCGGGCAGGGGTCTTCCGTCGGTCAGCTGGTAGTCGGCGTAGAAGCTGCGGGCATCGGCATCCTCGTGTATCAGGCTCTCAAACACCGAAATCTGCGGCGCACCCTCCTTCACGGCGGCTTCGCCACGGTTGGCCAGTGCGCGGTCCACCTTGCTCTTGAGGTGCAAGGGCAGCGTGTCGTAAGCCACCACCGCCGGAATGCCCGGAGCGGACCGGTGCAGCACCTCGATACGCTTGCGGGTCACGCTTTTGTCGTATGCGCTGCGGCTCATTAGCCCGTTGTCCCAAAGGAACGAGGCCTCAAAACCCATCCGACCGTTATATGATAACAATGTATTCATTATCCGTCTCCTTATGCTATTCGTAAATGGGGATTCCGCCGTAGTCTCTCACGGCCACCGCCCTGATATTGCGGGCCGTCTGGCTGTCGCCGCCGCCGTTCAGCACCTTGCTCACCCATCTCGGTGACACCCGGAACCTCCTCGCCAGCATCAGTCCCGTGCCTTTCTTCGTCCATACTTTCTTCGGTGTTTTCTCCATTGTAACTTCGTTTTGAAATTTTCGTATTTTTACACGCCAATTCCATTATGGAACTGCGCGGCAAAATTAGAAAAAAATCTAATCAATCGGCTAAATTTTGAGAAAAAAATCTACTTTTAAATGGATACGAAGTCTAACTTATTGATTTTCATAAAAGAAAAAAATCTTTCCAAGACAGATTTTTATAAAAAAACAGGTCTGTCGAATGGCTTTTTGGACAAAGGCGGGAGTGTTACATCGGCAAATTTAGAGACGATTCTAAATACTTTTCCGGAAATTTCGCTGGATTGGTTAGTCACAGGACGCGGGTCAATGCTCCGTAGCGACCTCCCGGCAGCACACCTCGCTACAGAGCCAGGCGCGGGTATCCCGCTCATCCCCATCAACGCGATGGCGGGCGTGTTCACCGGCGAGCAGTCGGTGCTGGAGCTGGAATGCGAACGCTACGTGGTCCCCGCTTTCAAAGACGCCGAGTTCCTCATCA